CTCTTAAATGAAAGGGACTTAATTGCAACTCTCACACATAACATTCCTACCTCAGAGTCATTGAAGGGGACGTTACCCTAGAAGTCCGCTCAACGAAGCTTTCTTCTATCTCTGAACCACCTTACCCATCTCAGAATGCTTAGGTCCTTAATTAGTTTACTACTCTTTGTATTCCTCTTTTAATATATATTTGCCTCCATAATCTAGTTTACAGTATCGTTGGATATCAATCGGAGCGGCTAATAGTCCGCCTTGTTCTTGTGTTACTCTATATTTTCTAGGACAAGGTTCTGGATTCATCCATAATGCACAGCCGACTACAACAATTTGAATTATAATCATTGTGGAGGCTATAATCATAACTATTCTTTCGGTAAATGATTTATAAATCGTTCTACTTCTGTATATCCACCAATAAATTGATTATCAATAACTACTTGAGGAACAGTATTCATCTTTGTTTTCCCTACATGAGCTTTCATCTGCTTAAGATTGTCTTTACTTTCTGAAATATCAATTTTATCTACTTCTATTTTGGCGTCTTTCAACATAACTGATACTCTATCACACCAAACACATTTTGTTGTGCCGAATACTATTGCTTTCATTAATCTCCTTTATTTGTTAACTGATATAAAATTATTATTTATCTTCAAATTAATACTTTCATTTAATCCCACAAGTCTTTATCCCAATCTTTGGCAAAATGTTCTCTCACCTTTAGTTTTCCTGACTTTTCACGTTTCTTTTTTCCAGCTTCATCTCGCGCTCTCATTCTACGAGCGGCATCTCCTCTTTCCAAGAAACTCGGTCCATTCCATATTTCACTAAATCCAATTCCCATATTATCCTTTTAATTTAACAATTTTGGTATTTCTTCTTCATTTTCTAAATGTTCTTCAACTAACTTCTTTACATGTCTCTCTGTTGCTTTTCGGGCATATTCTATTGCGACCCGTATTAATTTATCTTCATCATAAGGTTTATCTTTTTGAATCTGTATTGCTAACTTGATTGCATCTTCTGGTCGATCATACCATTTATGTTTCCAATCTCCAGCTAAGAAGTGTTTATCTTTAGTATGATAAGAAGGCTCACCAGATTCATTTGTATACCATAAATGTAACACTCCAACATATCCCATTTCCTCTTTTGCTTCAAATCCTTGTATGATGTGTTTTATTCCCATAGAATGAAGAAAAGGAAATGTCGGGTCGTTATAGAGTTTATATCGAAATTGAGTATTCATCGCATAGCGAAGTTCATCTCTCATTTCTGGGCTCATAGGTAGATATACTTTTTTAGGCATGTGATCACCTTTATTCTGGAAATTGTAATCCCTTTTCTTCCATCTGAAAGGTTAGTTCATTTCGAACAAGTTGTAATACACCGTCTTTGTCTTGTTCATATTTGATCTTGTTTCGAATAAACTGGTCTATATGCCAAACAAGTAATGCCCAGTCCATTGATTTTGATGCTACGTTAAATTGTTCTTGATCTTCAGGTAAATCAAATTCTAGTTTTGCTTTCATTATATTAAACTCTTTCTATTGTTATTTTTAAGGGATAATCATTTTCTTTCGCCTCATCTGCTGTATCTGATGCCTTTTGTTCTGCTATTTCAAAACGATATACACCCGCAATACCCATACCTTCGTTATGTACACTCAACATAATTCTTTCGGCCCGTTCATATGGATGATTAAAAACTTCTTGTAGAACATATACTACAAATTCCATTGGAGTAAAGTTATCATTGTGTAGAGCCACAGCAAAATTACCAGGCTTTTCTGGTTCTTTTTTTTTCTTAGGTGGTCTGTCTATGACATTAGAATCATTCGACTGGTCCTGTACTACTTTCACCATCTACACATCCTTGCGAATTATATCTACTTTGTCTCCATGTATGTTTGCTTTCATTATATCTCATCCATACTTGATTTCCTACTGGATCACAATATTGTACATATATTTTTTTGTTTATAGTAAATAATCCCGCTCTACTGAAGCCTTCTACTTGTGGTAATGTCTCTATCGCCTGCAACCATAATGGAGGACGAGTCTCAGGAGCACAAGAAGTAAGTAAGACAATGATAACAACTGTCAATATCATTTGGATTAAATTAAGGCTAATTAAATTCAAAATTATTTTTTCTTTTTTATTCTTACAAACCATGTAGTCCACCCACCTTTTCCTCTTCTCTTTTTATTAGGATTATGTTGGTCAATTGCTTGTCCGTGATTATCATATCTTATTGTAAGAAAAGTTTCTGATTCAAAATCATTTGGGTGGATATAATGATATTTTCCATCATCCGCCTTGACCACGATACTTTTTCCAATTTTTCTTCTTGTGTTTGTTTTTTGGTTTTGTGTTTTTAGATTTGCCTATACTTGTTCTTTTTTCGACTCTATCTTTTCTATATTGAAATATTCTTACCATCTACGTTACATCTCTTTCCCATCGGGGATTTTCATCCACACTATTTTTAACAATTCCTCTCTTCTCCCCACAATGAGGACAAGACATATTGTGACCTCGCCTGTAAACCATATCAGTTGCATGGCTCCACCAATTTTTACATTCTCCACAAACAAAATGATATATCTTTTCCATTGAAAATGAGTGAAAAGTAGGTACATCAAGAATTGTAATGTCTTGATCTGATTGTGTTTCCATTTATCCTCCTAGTGATACTAATCCACAGTCTATTCTAACACATTCTATCCACCCAAAGCCAAAAAATACTAAAGCTAAAGGTAGTGCTCCAGCGACAACAGATGCCGCAAACATCCAAGTATAAGGTGATTCTTTTGCTTCTGTCAAAAACCCAAAGGCGCCTTCACGAATAACATATAACCCGTCCATTGCTACATCAAAATTTCCTACTGCTTCAACTGCATTTTCTAACATAATTCTTCTCTCATTCTCTAGTTATATTATAACACAGGTAGCCAAGGAAGTCAAGTGTTTATTAATTTAAGATGTGTGGGATGTCTTCTGATATGGGGCCGTAGAGGTCATTCCAAATTGTCGAAAAAACGGTATCCACTTCATCTCTTTCTAATATTAAGAAATCACCATAGGTGTCAATGATCAAGTAGTTACCGCCTTCTGTAAATTTGCGGATAAGGTATTCATTTGTCAAATCAAGATAATCTGTCAAATCAATAAGTTCTTGGAAGTCTTTTATGTTCATGATATAAAAATATTATGTTATGGTTGCCGTTCCTCCCATAAAGTGCCATTTACTATTTGTAAATAAAAGTTGAGCGGTATCTTCAGCATCAGCAAAAGCTATAGTATCCGCTACTGTAGATGAGGCTGCAATAGTTCCAGTTCCACCACCAGCTGTAGTAAGAACAATCATTAAAAGTTGTCCTTGAGTACCAGCCGCAACTGTCAAAGCTTCTGCATCACTACCTGTTGTCTTATGTACGATGGATGCGGTAATAGGAATTGCTAATGAATCTTCAGCTGAAGTGGCTACCGTATCAGCAAATCCTAACCACGTAGGAATCTTATTGAACAAATTCGCAATAGTGATCTTTTTGTTTGTTGGTGTACTCGCTGGAGTATCTACAACAAGTACCAAATCATCAAAAGTTGTAGCTTCTGATTTTGGTAAATTTGGAATAATCTTATCTGCCATATTTCCTTTCTATTATATCTATTATTTAGTGGGCTTGACTTCCCAAAAGGGTTTCAATTTACTTCTCTTTTCACGTTCCATAATCAATTTTCTTGCTTCTTTATTACGTTTATTCCATTCTTTTGCACGTTCTAAAATAGCTTCTTTGTTATTCTTGTAGTATTCTTTTAAGTAGTCTTTTCGGTCATCATCATGTTTCCATTTCTCAGCAAGACGGTCTTTGTTCTTTTCATAGTATTTTCGATTAGCAATTTGTTTTCGTTCTTTATCAGTCACATAACACCTTCTACACCACATTTTGCGATGAAATAAGCATCTACTATATCACTAATTGGATTTTTTATTTTTGTTGCTGTGGGAGTTAATCGTTCTTTGAGGTCTGTAGGGGTAAGAAGTTCACCTACAAAAGCTTCATACATCACTTCTTTGTTTGCATTACCCTTGCCTGTTGCAAACTTCTTAATAACAGTAGGAGGAAAACTCTTAAATGGTACTTTATTTTTCCACATTTTGTGCTTTAATAGTCCTGTATTTTCTGCTATTGAACGAACACCAGCTTGTGCAGCAGTAGCAAAGGCATACCCCTCAAGATACACTTCATCGCAACCTTGAACAATACGATATGCCCAACTTGAGAGTTTGTCGTGTCTTTCTTCTTCGCAATGCCACTCAGGATATAGTTCAGCTTTTATATTATCTATCCCACACCTGGAGGCATTTTGTTGTTGTCTCTTATTATTAAATAGATAATGTAACACACACCTATCAAAATCAAAATATCCACCATTTTCTTCCTTATATACACATATTGCAGGTGAAGTTAATGAGTAATCAATCCCAGCTATCTTCTTCTGACTCATTAGTTTCTCCTGTTTCGCTTTCTACTTCAAGGTAATGTCCACAAAAAGAACACATTTCTAACCCTGCAGTATCTTTTGATATAATTTCATATTCTTTATCACATCCATCACATAATATAGATACCGTAGCATCTCCATCTTCCCAGACTATATTTACTGGCATATTTCCATCTCCTGCCTTTAGTTTTTCTTTTTGTTCGGTACTGTTAAAGATTTCTGTCCATACAGTACCTCGATTGGAACAGGAAATATTTTTAAAGTAATATTATCGACCTGTATAAATCGCTTATCTCTAAGAATATTGAGACTGACTGCATCACCGATTTTATATTTTCCCAACTCATCTGCAAATTCAACATCATTGTTGATTGCAATATTATTAATACCTATTATGGTATCCCATGCTCGTAATCCTTTAGGTAGTGGATTAGTTGGTTTATTTTTATCACTTATCATCAAGCCGTAAGTATTAGGGATTGATGTATTTATACTAGGATTATCCTTGATTATTTTTTCTCTTTGATTGGCTTTTCCATACAAAGGAATAATCATAACTCCTAATGCTGGGCGATCTACTTTCCCTGTTGCTAACATCTTAGCAAGTGAGCGTTTTGCAACATCAGCTCTAATCGCTATTCCAACTCCTGCATTTTGACTTGTTCTAGATACAAGTAATGAAGCAATTCCTACAACTTCACCCTTTTCATTAATTACGGGTCCACCGGAATTTCCTTTATTAATTGCAGCATCTATTTGAATCGACTTAACGTAAGGATGTCTTGCATATCGTTCAATACTAGATATGATACCCTTTGATAGACTCCACGCCATTCCCATTGGATGACCTAAGGCAAAGACTTCTGCCCCTGGATATATACCCTCGTTATCAGCAAACTTTAAGTATGGTACTTTTCTTTTTAGTCCAATAACTTTAAGTACGGCTAGGTCTGCTAATGGATCTATACCAATTACTTCTACTTTATATTCATGCCAGTCCTCTTCATCCCAGTAATACATAAGCAATGTTTTCTGTTCATACACACAATGAAAATTGGTCAATATATGACCTTGTTCATTGATGACTGCTCCAGAACACAATCCATTACGGGCGTCAACAGGTGGATTTTCTAATTTATTAATCGATAGCAATACTACCGATTTTCGTACTTCTTCGACAACTTCTTTAGTGATGGCTTGTACCGAAACACTAAAGAAAAATAATATAGAAAAGCATAACAAAAATACTCGCTTTAACTTTTCCATTTTTTCCTTAACTTAAAAATTTATTTGTGGAGCCTCTTCTAGTGGTTCATTTGGTTGCTCTGGTATTGAGTCTGATGTCCCAGAACCATTGTCTGACTCCTCTTGTTGTTTTCGCGTGATTGTTTCATTATCACTTGGACTTTCTAAAAACTTTTTTAAACTTTCTTCCATACCTTGTACGATGACTAATCCTTGTAAGGTATTATGTTCTTTAATACACATTATTGCTTTTTCCATAAACTCTCTAGGCGCGACTGAGGGAGCTAGAGGATCATCTTTAAAAAGCATTTCCTTCCATTGCGAGAACTTATATTCTGTCCTGAGTTTGTCTAATACACAAAAACAATGAATAGTCATTCTTCTTGCAATATGATAAGGTGGTGCCGTATTCATAAGATTGGGATTGCCCATTACCACCCACCTTAAAGTTCCTTGATAACATACACTTACAGTATCAAAAATAACTTGACTTGACCACTCATCATTAGGAACTTTAATAAATGTTTTATCATTTTCAGCTCTTACTTGATTCAACATCACCACTCCACCCACTAAAAATATTACCATGAACAGTATTGAAGCAAAAATTGCAATACGGTAAAACGTTTCACCTTCATTAACCTTCATATGCGATATACCATAATAAAATGATTATTATAAACAGTTCTAAGACAAGAGCAGAATGATACCACACCCATCTAGTTTCATAAAGATTTTCATCTTCTTCTTTTTTTACTTTGCGTTTAAAGAACTTCTTTGTTTCATATCGTACATCATCTATCCATCCTCTTACTTTATCTCTAAAACTTAACACAGTATTTCTCCGCTAGAATATTTGATTATTGATATATTTATTCTTAAGGTGTAACTTGCGGAGAAATATCAACAATTTCACACCCTTTCTCTGAAGTACACGCAAATTCTTGACTGGCACTAGTATAATCTTGTTGTTCATAATTTGACAAAGATGACCAATCAACATTTTTTGGCATTTTACTTAATAGTTCATTGTACTCTTCTTTTGTACAATCTTGATATGGTGCTTGTTTATACGTGTGATCACTAAATGGTAAAAAACTAATACCACTAATGTCATTAAAATTTTCATATACCCAAGCGGAAGTGTTTACCCATTCATCTTCCTTGACAGATACAGTTACACTCGGCTTATGTTCACACCATTCTTTTGCGTAAGTGTGCCATAGAGACAACTGTTTCCATGCGGTCATATCACTTCTACAAATTGCATTTTTAGGGCTCTTTGCTGGAAAGGAAAAAACTGATGTATGTTCAGGCTTTGTAACATCAGGTTCATTTGGGAACCCTTTAGCCTTCATCATTTTACAAAGAGGATCTTTATTATCGGCTCGTACAGTTCGTATATAATAGGGATTATGACGAGCATGAATACCACTAGCACTGTCAACGAGCTGAGAAACAGTTCCACTTGGTTTGACACAAGTAATCGATGCACTACGTTCAATCCCCAAT